CGATAGCGTGCCGAAAGGGCACAAATACCAATACTTTATGACTGGACTCATCAATGACCTCTTCCAGCACGTTAAGCCGGTTGGCAGCGTCAAATTCCACCACTTCGCCCGTGTCCGCATAGACGCACCCGCCGGATAATTGAAGTAATTTATTGAGATTGACTGCGGCATTGATTGTAGTTATCTGCTCGCCTGCTGCGTAAACCAGCATTTCTTTACGCATGATCTCGTAATACTTTTGCTGTTGATCTGATAGCGGCACATCCCGGGTGACGTAGGTCATTTCCGGCAAATCCAGGCACTGCTCTTTGGTAAACCGGATGGCTGGTTGCAACGCATCATGGACAATAACTTCAGAGTTAGGGCGCGGCACCCATTTAAATTGGGTAACTTTGTACATGACTTGGTCTCGAAAAGAAGCCATATACTTTGGCACACGGTCAGGAGCCACTAACTTAGCCAGGCCGTAGGCGTCCACGGGGGACTGAGCCGCCGGGGTTCCGGTCATCATCCACAGCCAAGTCTGGGGCTTGATCAGACGGTTAAGGACCTTCCAGCGCTTGGTCCCGGGGTTCTTGTAGGCGTTGGCCTCATCGACCACGATCAAATCAAAGCCAGCCTGGGCGATGTCATCGGCGATGATCTCGACACCGTCAAAGTTAATAATGACAAATTCAACGTCACTTTCTATAACATCTTTACGTTTGTTGCGAGCTCCGTAGGCCACATCTACCCGGCGGTGCATGGCAAACTTGAAAAGATCCGATCTCCAGGCCGACTCCATGATTGATAGGGGACAGATCACTAGCACCCGCTTAATAATCCCCAGGTTTATTAGATAGTCCGCAGCCCAGACTACAGAGCCGGTCTTGCCGGTGCCCTGCTCGTTGAAGCAAAAAGCCCGTTTGTGTAGGGTCAAGAAAGACGCCGTAGTTTTCTGGTGGTCAAAAGGTTTATACATTCCTCGCCAGTGATATTGCTTAAGAATTGGAGACGGAATATTTTTGATATTTAAGTTTTTTAAGACCTGCACCTCATGCATATCCCAGTTGACCAGCACTTCGTAATGGTCGTCGTGGACTTTCATAACCTGGCTTTTAGGTATGATTTTAGTGATGCGGTCAGCGTCGCGTACCTTAAGCAGTAACGCCCGGTTGTCAATAATCTTCACAGCTCTCTCCGCTGGGTCTAGCCCAGCTATGTTTTATTTTTTACGTTCTCGCGGACTTACTTCTGAAATCATTCTGCGCTTGGAATCTCGATCAAAGGATCTGTTTACAGAATCCTCTACAACTTTTGTTTTGCTTTTAATACCACCTTTAGATATAGCGGTAGTGTGATGCACATCCTTGCCATCATTTTTTTTAGCTTCACCATCTCGAATAGCTTGGCGTCTAGCCTTATTGCGAGCAGCACGATTTTTCTTTTGCTCCTCGGAATTGTGATAAGTTTCGTATTCGCGTTTATAGTTTCGTGGCATTTAATTTCTCCCATTATGTTAGCAACTAAGCACTGGACACCATTTCCTGCAAGTGAAGTTGCGTTTAGGGTTCCAAACATCCGATTCTACTGCTTCCTCGAGTTGCCGCACAATAGGTATAAACGGCTCAAAGTAGGCGTTCCGCTGGGTAAACTCATACTCTTCCGTAACAAAATCTTTGGCTACTACAAACAAAAGCCCTGCTTTTATTTTCTGGACATATGGAAAGTGCACAAACGTTGCAGCCGCTAGTAATCTAAGCTGTTTCATGTCAGCGTATTGCGAACTCTTGCCAGTCTTATAGTCCACTAGTCTGGCTTCTTTGTCTTCTTTATTGACGATCAACAGGTCCGCAACCCCCCGGTACCAGGCGGTTTTATCGGAAAAGTTTGTGATGCTGTAGCCATCTGGATGTTTCTTTACGCCCATCTGATACTCGCAGTATTTACTACCCTTGATTCTTAACAGCTTATCCAGCATAGGGGCCATGTATGCGTACTTCTCGGGAATAGGTTTACCGTCTCGGATAAATTCTTCCGCTGCAAGGTGGACCTCTTTCCCATAGATGATCGCATCTGATTCTGGTTCTGTAACATCTCTAGCTATCTTGATGTGGTAGTACTTTTTAGGGCACTGATCAAAAAGCGTTAAGGAAGAGTATGACCACGGCAGGACTTTAGGCATCGATATGGCTCTTTATAGCAACACGCATCATGCGTAATTCTACAATGGCCTCGTTTGTTTTTGAAGCAGCTTCCACATACTTATGCTTTAAAAGTAAATCATGGACTTCTTTCATTATCTTTTTTGTCGCCAGCTCATGCACGGAGTAATCAAGTAGAACCGTAGTTTTCACCATATCCAACCTTACAATTTAAAGGTAACCCCTGGGCCCACTCTGGCACCCAGCGCATACATTCTTCAACATACGCCTTGGCTTCGTTCTTCTCAGCCTTTGGCGCAATACAAGCAACCGCATCGTGCACTGTCAGCACGACCTTATACCGTTTGGCAATCATAACCATCTGCTCACCGATGACGCATCGGGCCAAACCCTGACAGATATTTTCTGTAAGCTTGCCACCGTAAATTTTATTTACCCCTTTGCGCGAGTCATAAACAAACTCTTCTTTACCCTCTTCGTTTGTAACTTTACGCAGCTTAGGGTACCGCTGATATAACCCGTTAGGCATCAAGATACCATCTACACCGCTAACGGCTACGCAGTCATTTCCATACGGCACGGCCTGATTAAACGCCATCGCTTCAATCGCTGCTTGCCCTTGGTTCCAAAGCTCTGGAATCAGCGAATAGGTTCTACGGTAGACTCCAATAATGTGCGAAGCTTCTTGTTCCGAAATCTGTACATTAAAGCTTTTAAGTTGCGTCTGGAATTTTTTTGCACCCATTCCATAGCCAGAACCAAGGATCGTTGTTTTACCAACGAAACGCTCTTCCTCCGTAATTTCGGCGCTTGCCTTCGAATAAATAGCCGACGCCATGATTTTGTATACATCATCGCCATTTCTAAATGCCTCCGTTAAATCGTTCTGCCCAGCCAACCACGCCAACACCCGGGCCTCGATCTGCGCTGAGTCTGAATCAATAATTACAAACCCCTTGGGGGCCATGATTGACCGCTTAAGCTTGCCTGCGTTAGCCCCCCGGCTGGGTAAATTTTGCAGATTAATTTTGTCGGTTCCACCCCAGCGTCCAGTGTGGGCTGCGTAATACTGCAGCGGCACCGGCATCGAACCCCGCTTGGCGATTGCTATAAACCGCTCAGTCCTGGTTTCCTCAAGCGTGCTTTTGTTACCCAGTCTAGCTGCGACCAGGGCCTGCACCCGCTCATCTGAGTGTTCAGCCAAAGCTTTAAACTCCTCATCACTTTTAGCCATAGCTAGCGTTTCTTTGCCAGTTGTAGGGCTAATCTTGGTGGGTGGCTCCACCCCCAAATTTTTAAGCAGTTCAGCAAACTTCTGGTTGCTCATCAACGACTCGCGGTCTTGCTGGACAGACTGCAGCAGCTTTTCTTTGCGGTCTTTTACCTCACCCAGGTGAGTCTCGAGCAGCGGCAGATCTAACTGCAGCACGGGCTCGGAGAACATCTTGATGGTGATGTCAATTAACTTTAACTCTGGCTTTTGAAACTTTTGGATTAGTTTTTTCAGCAGAGCATAAGTTAGCTCTACATCATTACGGCAATAATTCCCATAAAGATAAAGGCCATGAGGATCAAAGTCCACACGGCGTTTTCCCAAAGCGTTAACGACTTCATCTCCTTTTTCTCCAAGCTCGTAGTATTTAGCCAAAGACGCAAGAGCACTACTGATTTCCAAACCGTGAAGCGCACGACCCATGCTAAGTGTGTCAAGCCAAGCCATAGGAAAGATGCCAAAATTCCAAGTAAGAATAGCAGCGTCAAACATAGCATTGTGGGCAACCACAAAACTACTGCCCCAATTAAACTCATCCAAGAAGGACTTTGTTTCCTCATGGGTTCCGCTAAACCACTCTGTCTCATTGTCATCTACCTTTACGGCTACACCTATAACCTCAAAGCGATCATCACGAATATATTCTTCTGTGGTCAACTTTGATAACGAAAAGTCTTTGTCGTAATAGGTTTCAAAATCAATTGTAATAATCATCGATTAATTAAACCCCACAGGCAAACTAATAAAAATAAAAACTGCAGAAAATAAATCATTTATTTGTTGCCCTTCTTTTCTTTATTGCAACAATCCCGACCTCTTTAATAGTTGGGGGACACCGAGCTTTCAACATTGCATCCGCAATTACATAGCAAGTATCTGCATGCTCGGCATCTTTATCCGCAGAAGACCAATCCATTTTTAATATTGCAAATGCCGCGAACAGGTCTCTAAGGTCATTATCATTCACTGGGTTTCTCCAGCCGCTGGATTTCCCGATCCAAGTACCATTTAGCTTTTTTAAGGTCCTCTAGCGTTGCGCTCTTTTTGCCTGCACGACTAACGTACTTCACCACATTACCCAAGTGGTAGTTGAGCTGCTTTGCCTCGATGTAGTCGATGGTCTCAATACCTCCGGTTGTGTAATGCACAGGGTGATTAACTGAATCGTGGGAAGAAGACGATGATAGTTGCTTGGCTGGACGCCCACGGCGCGGCTTTGTCACCACATCGACAAGCTCTTTAACTTCTTGCAAATTCATATCAACT